ATCTTCTAACTAAACTTCTTTTACTTCCGTAAATTCAGCAAGTTTGAATGATTGTTCAAAAGAACTTTCAACAATACCTTTGTAAAGATAATCTTTCTCTTTACTTTCTTTTTTTCCTTTTACTTTTAAGACATTTTCTTTGACAGAAATTGTAAGGTTATCTTTTGAAAACCCTGCAACAGCCATTGAAATGTTATATATACCATCTGACATTTTTTCAATGTTATATGGCGGATAACCAACTGTCTTAAAACTTCTAAGCTCATCAAATAGGTCATCAAAACCTACCGAAAAAGCTCGGAATGGTGTTAAGTCTAGTGTCATATTTCCCCCTTTCTTAGGCGAGTTAATCAAGATACCCACTAGGCATATCTTGAAGTTATTATAAGTAGAAAAGGGGGACGTTAATCCCCCTAATCTATGAGTGTAATAAAGAAACTATTACGCTTCTTTAATTCCTACAGCCGCTTCAGGTCTAAGAACGCCGTGTCCCATAGCATATTTAGCGACCATTAATGTACCTTGTCTTCTGATGTCATATTCTGACTCAACAGCCAAGTCCATAAGTTTAACAGTACCAACTGCTGAAGGGTGAGATACAAGACCTTCATAGTTTGTCAAGTTCACAGACTGAGGTGTTGAAGCACCTGCTGTTGCTGAACCTGCATCTACGTCTGAAGTTCCTACATCATCTTTCACAAAATGAGCCATAGGTACTAATTCAATACCTGCTATTTTCTGAACTTTACCTTCTGCGATTGAGCCTTTACCACTAAAGTCTACGTTAATAGCATTAGTTGCATTAGCTAACTTGTAGTACATTTCAGGGTCTAAGAAACATTTTCTACCTTCCGCAGGAACGTAGTTGTTATCTAAGTTTTTAGCACAGTCAAATAATGCTGTGATAAACCCATTAGCACTTGTAGCCGCAGTCGCATTAGCGATGTCGGTATTTGTCACAGTTGAACCTGCACCATATCCAGTGTCAGATACGTTTGCATTTGCTTGTGACGCTAAACCAATAGTTTGTAAAACGTGCTTGTCTTTAACGAAAGCTAAAGCTCTACCGATTTCAGCAGAGTACGCACTTCTTACGTCCCAATGATTTTTTGCCTCTTCAATATTTGATAAAAATACTGATGAGATTAAAAGGTCATTAATTGTAATAACCTTTTCGTTGTGGTTTACATCAGAACCAGTAATTTCTGCTCCTGCTGTATGATAAGCCGCATCAATTCTTCCCATTACTGGAAATGTTGCACTCTTACCACTTGAGATAGAACGAACCATCTCTTGCCCTGTTGTCTTAGAAGCTCTGTCAAAAGAAGTAAGAACTTCCCCCGCAAAAACTTTTAAAAACAGTGCATCTTCTGTTCCCGAAGCATTTACTCGTCCAACGGAAACTGGTGTTGCGTTTGCCATAATTATTCTCCTATATTTATGGTTATTGTTGTTAATAAAAGCCTTGTATTTTCAGCTTCTTATACTAAATTGTCTTCCCGCAGGAAGGTAAAGATAATATACTTATTTACTTGGCAGTTGCCACACATAAGTGTTGCACAACTATCTTTTATTTTTTCTTTTTCTTATTTTTTTTCTTCTTTTTATCTTTTTTCTTTTTTTTCTTTTTCATATTATATCTTACTATTAGCTAGTTTATTTTTAACTTCAGCTTGATAAGCAGGGTCTTTAGAATATCTAGGGTCAGACATAGCTTGTGTTACCTGAGCCCAAGAATCAAAACCTTGTTCACCACTAGGAGATGCTTTACCTTCTACTAATTTAGGTTCACTTCCTGTAGCTTGTGCGTATCTTGCTTTAAGACCTACTACAGCTAACTTAACAGCTTCTAAATCTTTGCTGTTTACTGCTGTATTATAAGCCTGTTTTTCAGTTTCAGATAAATTATTACTAGCCCATTCAGACATAGCATCATATGATTCAGTTCCACCAACCATATTTTTAACTGACGCTGATTGTTGGTCAGCTATTGCTTGTTGTCCTGCAATAAATCTGTCCACATACTCTTTCGGTATTCCTGCTTTTTCTAATGATTTATAAGAACCATCAGCAAGTTTACCATCTTTAGCATATTCTTCTGCTAGAGAATCCATATTTAAACCTGCACTATCTACTGCTTTTGTAGCAATATCTAAATCAGATTTAGGTTGTTCTTCTTTTGTTTCTTCTTTTACTTCAGTCTTTGAAACTGGGTCTACTGATTCCTTAGTAGGTTGAGATTGCTCACCAAGTTTTTTCTCTAACTCTGAATATGATTTGACTAATTCTTCAACTGAGTTGAATTTTTCAGGCAAACCTTCAGGCTTACTTTGTGTAGGCTTATTCTCTTCCACTGGTTTCTCAGCAGTAGTTTCAGCTTGTTTAACTTCTACTTGTTCTACCATTTTATTATTTTCCTTTTATTATTGTGGTTGTGGCTTAGTCATATTACTTGCCACAGGAGCTACAGCTTTCTCCGCCATCTGCATCATTTGTTGTTGTTGCATCTGTTCTTGCTGTGCTTGTTGTTCAGCCGCCATTTGTTCTTGAGTTTTAATTAAACCTTCCATCTCTATTCCTAAACTTGTAGCGATACGTTTAATTAAATCAGAAGGATTAAGCGTTTGAACTACTTGTGGATTAACCTGAGCTAGATTAACTATCTCAGCCACAAATTCTCTTAATTTCTGTAAATCATTTCCTCTACCTAATGCTTCAATACCTGTAATAATTGTAGGCTTAACTGAATTTTTAGGTAATGCAGGAATTTCTTTTGATTCTTGCATACGTTTCATTAGTATTTTAACTAATGGAAGTTGAAACTCTTGTGATAATAATGAGTATACTCCACCCATAGCTGTTTCTAATTGCTCAGCCATATATCTAATTTCTTGAGCAGTAACTCTTTCAGCATCTCTTTGAATTGCTGTGTGTAATAAGAAAGCATAAGACATTCTTTCTTCTAATTTTGCTATACTTCTTTCTACTACTTGTAAATCATATTGTTTCTGTGCTTGTAATACAGATACATCTTCTTCTGAACCAGTAATAATATCACCATTTCTAGTTAAAGCTAAATCTCTTTTCTTAGTTACAGAATTAGGTCTTACCATAAATACTACTTTAGAAGAAGCCGCCGCACTTTCAACAAGTGCTTGAGACAATCCTTCTAATGATTTAAGGTCTCCTAAAAATTCTTCTACATAACCTCTTCCGTAATCTTCACCATCAATTCTAACCATTCTTAAAGCTGAATAAGGAAGTCGGTCTTCAGGATATGTACCTATTGAATCAGGAATTTTAATTCCATTTACTTCTTGACATATATAAAATTTTCCATCTCCTAATTTATATATATGTGTATACAATTCTACATCTTCATCTTTTTTATAATCAGCATCTTGTATTACCAAATTTCTAACATCTGTATCTAAACTTAAAGGACTAACACTTTCTTTAATAACTATTTCTAATATGTTTCCTGACGCATCTCTATTACATACATAATGAGTAATAGGAAATACTCTCATCGTTCCTTTTTTAGGAAGATAAGTTAATACATTTCCTGATACTATTAAATGTTTAAGAGCTTCAAATACACTAACTCTTAAAGCTAACTCTTCAATCTTTTTAGAAACTTCTCTTTCAATATTTGCTAAAGATTTTTCTATTTCTGAATTTAATTCTTTATTTTTATCAAGTTCTTCTTTTGTTTTTCCGCTAACGGATAGTCTAAAAAATGGGGAATTTGGTGGGAGTAATAAAAGAAGTAACTTAGAGGCTAAATTGTTTACACCTCTAGCTCCTACCGATTGGAAGGGATTGTATATTTTTGCGGAATGATTGTGTCCGTCTGTTGGGATTAAAGAAGATATTGTAAGTTCACTACACTCTTGAGCTCTATCAACGAACATTTCTCTCTTATCTTTTAATTTTAAATATCGTTCTTTTGCTGTAGGATTTACCTGTAGCATTGTTTCGTTGCTCTTTTTAGTTGCCATTTATATTCCTTATGAAGTATAAGTTACGCCTGAACTTGAAGCATCTGTTGTAGTTTGCACACCAGTTTGTAAAGCTGTTGTTCCAGTTTTAGAAGCTAATTTCTTTTTCTTCTTAACATTTTTATCTGCTGTTACTAACTCTATCGGCTTCTCCTGTACTTCTTCCATTC